TTTTTCACAGAGCACACATCTTTTATGCCTAAGTTAGCATTGTCCTTGCAACACGCCAGTATCTGGACCGGGTATCTCACCGTTCCTCAAGACGAGTCGAGCATCCCCGACCAAACTACGTTGCTATTTTTTTGCCTGGATTGAGTGTTCTAGAAGGGCTTTTTTGAGTTTGTCTGAACCACCTACTCTAACATTGATAATACCGTTGTAGTAATCATCACGTTCTAGTACTCTACGTTCAAATTGCTCTCGTGCCTCAAGATATGACATTTCACCTCTACCTTTACATAGGTATAGAATTTCTCTTGTAAAATTGTTAGGGCCTTGTGCGTCAACATCAGCCTGTAATCTATCGGATGAACCCCAATAGTCTTTCCAGTCTGACTCTTTATATCCGCGTCTCTTATTTTTTTTGCCTTTGAGAGGTGGTTTTGTAGTTTTAAATTTGGCTAGTTTTTTGCCTACGTATTTTTGTTGCGTGGTTTTATTTGTTATGAGATAAACGAAGCCTTCATATTCATCAGGAATACTTTCAACAATATCGCCTTTATATGTCCAACTCGGATTCTCCATCACTCTTACTTACTTTTGATGGTCTTCCTACCTTGCCTTTTCTGGCTTCCTTTCGTTCTTGCCTTTTGTTTTGTATCTCAGTGCGCCTTATACTTGCGTGTCGTCTAATTTCCGACAACCAAAATCTTGCTTTTATGCCTGCTTCGTCACTACCTTTATATTCAAAACGATCCTGCCACTTAAAGTAGTTTTGGAACGCTTCAATCATTTCGTCGTGACTGTCTTTACTCATCTTAAATTTGGGCCTGTAAAAAATAGTGCCATTGATTTTCTTACACCAGCAGTTACTGGTGTTACTTTATGCTGTATCCAACTAGGAAATATTAAAAGTGATCCTGGTTTATCAAATTCATCAATATCCCATTCACCATTAATAAACAATTTAAACTTTCCGCCTTTGTATTCTGTATCGCTACAGTTTAAAAGTGCTGTAAGTTTGATATCATACTGTTCCTTTAATACCCCATCTCCGTGCCAACTGTATTCACCTTTGTAATAAGCATCATATTCGTTGTACAACAGTGTTGAAAAACTGTTAGGCTGATATAAATCAAATCCAAAGTTCCATTTGTTTACATCAAACACAATGTTTACAATTCTATCAAGGTCATTTTTAAGTTCGCCGTATTGCATAACACCTACACGGCTAGTTTTTGTAACGCCGTCAGCAGGTTCATCAAATCCATCTTCTACAATCTGACTTTTAAATGTGTTTACTAGACTGGTAAGTTGGTTTTGAGGATGAGCATCCGGAGCACAAAAATAACTTACCTTCATTGCACAATCTCAATATCGTTACTGTAACTTGTAAAGCCGTTTTCTTTGATAACTTTAAGTACGTGATTAACACGACCTGCTAGATCGTCTCTATGCGAAATCAAAAATACATTTTTGTTACGTTCTCTAGTCATTTTCTTAAGAATACTAATAGAACTTTCAACACCTGCACTATCCATACCACTGTCTACAAGCTCGTCAATGAATAGTAAGTTAATGCCGTGATATAAACTTTCCCAAACATCTCTAAATGCCCAACTTAGACTTAAAATGAGTCTATTTCGTTCGCCTCTACTGAGGTTATCGAAGTCTAAGTCCTGTCCTAGTTGTGTAATAATCACCGATAAATCGTTCTGAAATTCAACAATATGTGGTAATCCTACTTTAGACAAATAGTATGTTAAACGTTGATTTAGGTATGCTAGATTCTGTTCAATAATCTTTTTACGTACAAAACTGTCTTTGTTAGTAAGCAGTTTATATAAGAAATCCATATGATCTTTTTGTTTAGTAAGATCATTTAGTGTATCAAAACTAACTTCTTGTATTGCTGTTTCTTGTAAATCAACAATCTGTTCTGCATACGGGTTATCTTCAACACGTTTTTGTTCTAATTCTTTCTGCAAACTTTCAACGGTGTTACGATGATTGTATGCTTCTTCAACACTATCATATTGTGTTGTAGGACACGCTTCTAGTTCTCCGATATCAACAACAACTTTTGCGTGTTCTGTATATTGTGTTTCATTGGTTGCAATTTGCAGTGCGGCTTCTGTAAGTAGATCTTCTTTGTCTTTGAGAATTTCATCTTGTTTGTTATCGTGTATCTCTTGCCCACAAGCATAACACTTGTGATCTTTTAGATCTGCAATTTCTTTATCTAATTTTTTAATTAGTTTTTCTTGCTTATCGTTATCAGCAGTAATATTTGCCATCCAACGTTGTGCTTCTTCAAGTGAACGCTTCTTGTCATTGAAGTTTTCCCAACATTTATGTGCCTCAATTTCTGCTTCGATATCAATTTTTTCTAAGGCAGCAATACTTGCTTCTAAGGACTTAACATTTTCTTGTTTTGTATCTTCCCACATCTTTTGTTTGCGTTCTAAACTTTCAATGTTTTGTTGAATACGTTCATTAGATGCTTTTATAGTTTCAATTTTAGTGTTTTCTGTGTTAATGGCGTCTTTGTTTATACGCATCTTTTCTTTCAACGACTCTGCTTTTTCAGAGAGCATTGTAATACCAAGTAGTTGTTCAATGATATTACGTTGATCGTTGTTTTTCATAGACAAGAAAGGTTCAGTATATGTGTTCAAAGCAAGGATATGTTTGAACATATCGTGACTCATACCAAATAAGTCTTCAATTGCTTTTTGTGTTTCTCTACTATCACCTTGTGCTTCATCGCCATCTATTGGATCTTGTTCTGTGCCGTTTACTACAAACTTAAGAACATTAGATTTACGTCCTCTATGAATAGAATATTCTACACCGTTCTTTTCAAAGTCAATAGTAACAAGCATTCCTTTGCCGTTAATCTTATTAATAAGATTGTCTCGTTTGATGTTTGTAAGTGCATTACCGTAAATTGCATAACTTAGTGCGTTGACGATAGTGGTTTTACCAGTGCCGTTTCTGGAACCATTACCGTCACCGCCTAAATCTAGGTTTTCACCTAGTACAAGTGTAAGTTCTCCTTTGTCAAAATCAATTGCTTGAGTTTGATTACCCACACTCATAAAGTTTTTAACTGTGATGTTTTTAATTTTTATCATAGGTCTCGATAAATCTCCGTTAGCATACGTTTGTCATATGACTCACTATCTAATTGTTCTATCTGATTCATTACAATAGTATCAACACTTTCAAATGAAAGGTCGATAGGATCAATGTTTGATTCAACTTCTACTTTTTCTGGAATCAACATTAGTTCTCGTAATTTAAACTGAGGAATAAACTGTTCTTTAATAAAGTTTGCTTCTTCAAATGTAATCTGTACATCGATAGTCACACGACAATGCATATTTTCTTTTAGATGATCTTCTGGCTTTTCTAAAAGTTGTGATAACCTAAAAGTTCTAAATACAGGCTGTCCTGGCCAAGTTTTATATTCTGGAGTTCCGCCCCAGTCTAAAAACATCATCCCACGTTCATCATCCCACGCATCTGCGTAGTTGTGAGGAAATGCATTACCAATGTATGTTACATTTCCTTTAGTTTGTCGTTTATGGAAGTGACCACTAAACACATACTCTTGATTTACAAAATGATCTGGTTGTAACTCTCCGTGGTCAGGCATTTCTACCATAGCATTCATTTTAAAGTATGGCAATTCAAAGTGTCCGAAAACATATCTACTTTTAATATTCTTAACCGCTTTCCACTCTTCTCCAACTAACCAAGGCAATAGTGTGACATCGCCTTCTGTTAGTTGTTCTGTAATTGGAATTATGTTAGGAAACAGACGCATAAATTCAATACTGTTAATCTCACGTTTGTCTTTATAAAACAAATCGTGATTGCCTACCATAAAGTAAGTTTTTTCAAATGTATCGTTTAGTCTTTCTAGATTACTAACTGTGTAGTTCATTGTGCTGACGTCAGTGGTCGCACGGTTATGGTGCCAGTCTCCTAAGAAGATACAGGTCTCAGCACCAGCGGCTTTTGCTTCTTCGCAAAACCATTTAACAAAATCTTCACAATCGGTATTGTGAATCCTACTACCACTCTTCATTCCAAAATGAATGTCAGTGAAGCAGGCTGCTTTTTTAAATAACGGCATTCTTTACTCCTATACTACATTTTATAGTAGTTTGTGTCATAAGTCAAGACTTTTCTGTTGTGTCTTTGGTTCCTCTAGGTTGAGCCATACCATTGTCTCTACCCTGTTCTTGTCTAGTCCAACTTGGATTCATACCATTCATTTCTAAAATATCGTCTCTAATATTTTGGTTACGTTTTTCGATATTAATGATACGAACAAATGAATTAGTAACAGCAGCGGTATAGTAAGCAAAAGGATTATTACTCTTAGATTCATCAAACTGTAGTCCTATTTGTGCCAACTGCAAAATTGCTTGGCCTTTCATTTCGTCATTGTATGTGTATCCACGTACATTTCCTCGTGTTGCATAACGATCACAAAGTTTCATCCACATTCTTGCAAGGTCGTTAGTTGCTTTGCCTGATTTGGGATTGAAGAATCCATTATCCATACCACCTTCCCAATGGCTTTTACCAACACATATCAAATTTCCACCATCATCAAACTTCCAATGTTGGAATGGCGGAAAATTTACTTTTACGTGTCTATCTGCTACTGTCTTTTTTGTTTTTTTGCGTGTTAAATCTTCTGGTATGTGTTCAAATGTCATTACTCTAAATACTACATCTTCTTTAGCAATCTTTTTATAATCAATTTCAAACTGTTTTGCTGGCATTTTTTTACCGGCGGCTTCAACTGCTTCTGCGTGTGCTTGTTTTGCCAATCTAGAAGCACGGTTACGTTTTGCTTCAGCAGTGGTTCTAATGTTAATTTTTTCAAGACTAGGTACAATTAAGTCGTATTGATTGTATTCAGGGTCAACAAATGAACAGAATGTGTTCTTACTGCGGTGTATTTCCGCCAGTAGATCTTTATTTGTTAGATACTTTGTTCTTGTTGCCATATTTTTCTTCTCCTATATGAATTAATATAATAGCACATTTCTCTTAGAATAAATAGAGTTATTAAAAGGAAATATTACCAAAATGACTTTAAGCATAAATCCGTTAGCAAAATTAACCACCAAAGTTAATAGTTCAGTGGCTGCTGACATTGCCGCAGCAACAGCAAAAGCCAATGGAGCACTACAAGTTGCAGGAAGTTTGCAAGATAAACTAGCACTAGATGCAAAAATTGGACAACTAAGCGGCGGACTTAATAGTGGTCTTTCACAAGCAGCAGCAGGAGCAAACGTTGCAACTGCTTTAGGTGGAGCACAAACAGCAATGCAAACAGGTCTAGGTAAAGTTATATCATCGCCAGTAGGTAGTGGTCCACTTATTAACGGTACTGCAATCGGCGGACAACTAACAAATGCAGCAGAAAGCATAGGTACTATTGGTAACGTGTTCGGTGGCGTTGCGTCGACTATTGGTGATACTGTAGGCGACATTTCAGGTGCACTTACAAAATTAACAGGCGGTGACTTAGCAGGTGGCTTTAAAGATATTGCCGGCGCACTTGGAAGAACTGCAGGCAGTCTGAATGATATTTTAAGTTTAAAACGTGGTGCCAATTTACCTCCAGGCGGCGAATTGTTTACAAGTTCCGGCGAAAAGATTAAGTTAAATCCAAGTGCCGAAAATGACTGGCGTGTAAGAATTAGTTGTGCGTGGAACATTTTTAACTCCGACATTTTTTCTGTATTAGAAAAAACAGGAGGTGTTGTTTGGCCAGTGTTGCCAACAATGGAAATAAGAACAACAGCAAACTATTCAGAATTAGCACCAGTACATAATAATTATCCTTTCCTATCTTACAAGAACTCACAAGTGGACGCAATTAATATTAGCGGTGATTTTATTTGCGAAACTGAAAGAGATGCAGCATATTGGATTGCAGCAACTACATTTTTTAGAACAGTTACTAAAATGTTTTACGGACAAGGAGCAAACGCAGGTAACCCACCGCCGGTGTGTTCACTAAATGGATACGGAAGTATGATGTTTTCAAATACACCAATTGTTGTTAAATCGTTTAGTGTAAGTATGCCAAACGATGTTAACTACATCAAGGTAAGTCCAAATTTAACAAATTCAGAAAGACCAACCTGGGTACCTATCAAGAGTAATATTAGTGTTGAAGTACAGCCTATCTACAATAGAGCTGATATGAGACAATTTAGTTTGACAGAATACGCTAACGGCCAGATGGCTAACAAAGGCGGAGTAGGATACTTCTAATATGGCTAGATACGATGCATCTTCACACTACCAAGCAACACGTCAGAACGGATTTTATTTAGATTTATTAACTCCCAGACCTGTACCATCAGAGAAGGATGATTTTGTATATACTATTGAAAGCCAATATAATCATAGACCTGATTTATTAGCACACGATTTATACGGTGACTCGAAACTTTGGTGGGTTTTTGTTCAGAGAAATATGGAAGTTCTAAAAGACCCTATCTATGATTTTGAAACAGGTGTAACTATACAAATACCAAAAGAGTCAAATTTAAGAAAGTTTTTAGGAGTCTAATATGGCCGCTGAATTTACCGAACGTAGAATACAGAGCAACGGTAACACCGCCAATTTTAATATTGATAGAAGCCAGCCTTTTATAGACGTCCAGAAAAACGGACAGACTCAAAGAATTTATGGCACACAGGAACAGTTAGCCACTTATCAAAATAAAAAACCAGACGGAACTGCTGCACTTAACTTTCCTCCTAAAACAGGTATTCCAAAAGGAGTAGCAGTAACTTACGGTCAAAACGCAGAAGGTAGAGTTACAGTTGAACCACTTGTGCCTGGAACAGGCAAAACACTTGATGAAATTTTAGACAATGCAGTTGGTAGTGAAGAAGGCATACCACCTTCTTCGTCAACAAAAAATGTAAATCCAAGCAAACAAGGAACAGTTATTCCTAATCCTCTTGAGCAGTTTGCATCAGTTACCCCATTATGGACTCTGGCAGTATTAACGCCTAAACAGTTTAACAAACCATCATTATATAGAACAAAAGATTTATCTTTTTCAGCACAAACAGAAATAGCAACAACTACTGTTGATCCAGTTACTGACTTCGACGATGGATCGAGATCAGTCACATTAAAAAGCAGTATTATATTTTCATCTGGTGGTAGAGGCGATGCTACCCGTGCAACAACCATAAATGGATCGCCAGAATATTTTATTGACAATTTTAAAATGATGTCAGTTATTGCTCCGTCTCCAGCAACTGGTAATACCAATGCAATTAATTTTGAATTTGGTATATTAGAGCCTTACAGTATGGGATTGCTTTTACAGTCTATGCAAAGTGCTTGTCTAAAAGCAGGTTACAACGATTATCTAGAAGCACCTTTCTTACTAAGACTAGACTTTAAAGGGTATAATGACAAAGGGCAATTTATTAAATCAATAAAACCTAAGCACTTTGTAATGAAATTTAAAAAAGTAGAGTTCTCGGTCAACGAAGGTGGCAGTCAATATTCAGTGCAAGGGTATCCTTATAACCATCAAGGGTTTGCTGATACAGTTGATACAATGTTCCAAGATATTAGTATTGGACCACAACCTGATGCTGACCCTACAGTTTTTTCTGTTCTTGCTGACCCTAATAATGAAAAAAGTTTAGTTCGTGTGCTTAATGATAATGAAACTAAAATGATCAATCAAGGAAAGTATAAAGTTAGAGATCAGTACGAAATACAATTTCCTGAAAAAACATATGATTTTGTTCCTGCAGATAAAACTACAGAACAAACATCAATGACTGTTGA